GCTTCACCGCGCTCGGCACACCCATCACGGAAGTCGCAGGATAGGTCTGTCCGGGGATAGGGGAACTCTGACAGTCAGGCCATTTGTGCAACAGAGCCCCGTGGTAGGTAAACGAAAGTAGTTCCAGACCTCCGCCACACCTGGCCTGGCGATGCGACTGGTCACATTGACCCTCCGTCGTCGGGCTCTCCTCCTTCGAGGACGGCCTGCTTCCCGGTGAATTTCTGCCAGCGCTGGACGGCCACATCGACATAGGCCGGGTTCAGCTCGATGCCGAGGCAGACGCGGCCCGTGGTCTCTGCCGCGATCAGCGTGGTGCCCGATCCCATGAAGGGCTCGTAGATCGCCTGACCCGGGCTCGAGTTGTTGAGGATCGGCCGACGCATGCATTCCACAGGCTTCTGGGTGCCGTGGACGGTCTTTTCGTCCTGGTCCTTGCCCGAGATGTGCCAGAGCGTCGTCTGCTTGCGGTCGCCCGCCCAATGGCCCTTGCCGGATTTGCGCACGGCGTACCAGGCGGGCTCGTGCTGCCAGTGATAATCACCCCGGCTCAGAACCAGCCGCTCCTTGGCCCAGATGATCTGGGACCGGATCGTGAAGCCCGCGACCTCGAGGCTTTCCGCCACGGTCGCCGCGTGCAGCGCGCCGTGCCAGACATAGGCGACATCGCCGGGGAACAGCGCCCAGGCCTCGCGCCAGTCGGCGCGATCATCGTTCAGCACCTTGCCGGTGCGCTTGGTCTTGGCCGCCCCCGCCTGGTTGCGCCAGCCCGGGTCGTATTCCACACCGTAGGGCGGATCGGTGACCATCAGCAGCGGCTTCACCGGGCCGAGCAGCCGCTCGACATCGGTGGCGACCGTACTGTCGCCGCAGAGAAGCCGGTGGTGCCCGAGCAGCCAGAGATCGCCGGGTCGGCTGATCGGCTCCTCCGGGGTTTCCGGGATCTCGTCTTCGCCTTCCTGCGGACCGGTGCCTGAATCGAGGCTCGACATCAGTGCGTTCACCTCGTCCTCGGTGAAGCCGGTCAGGCCGAGGTCGAAATCCGCCTCCAGCAGGTCCGCCAGTTCGAGGTTCAAGAGGTCCTTGTCCCATTCGGCATTCTCGCCCGAGCGGTTGTCCATGATCCGGAAAGCGCGGGCCTGCGACGCGGTCAGCCCCTTGGCGACATGCACCGGCGCGGTCTTGAAGCCGAGCTTGCGCGCCGCCTCCAGCCGGGTGTGCCCGGCCAGCACGACCATCGCCTCGTCCACGACGATGGGCTGACGCCAGCCGAACTCCTGGATCGAGGCCGCGACCGTGGCGATGGCCTGCTCGTTGCGCCTGGGATTGCGCGCATAGGGAATGATCTGCTCGAGCGGCAGGTCGACGACGTCCATGGGAATGTCCTTGGGATGCCGGGCGGCGAAATGGGGGCCGGAACCGAAATGACCCCGCGGGGCCGCTTCGGTTCAGGCATGGGGTGTCGGGCCGTCAGGCCCTTCGCGTGTTGCCGCGTGGGCCTAAGCGAAACGAAACGGCTATTTTCAGGGGCGTCACTGGGAAACCCTCGCGCTTCGCCCGCCCGCATAGGATGGACGCCGGGAAGGACCCGCCGATTTCAGGGAAATGGGCGTCAACGCGGCCCTGCTGTCGCGGGTCCGCGCGAACGGAAACGGGGAGAGCCGTCTTCCGACGCACTCTCCCCATCATATCCTTCAGATAGCACGGATATGTTGCAGCTGTCGAAGACCAAAGTGTTGCAACACTTCATGCTCGCGCAGCATTCAGACGCGCGGCGATCTTGGTGAGCGCGAGCTTGTGCTGGCGCCATGCGGTGCTGCGGTCGACGCCCAACTCATGGGTGATCTGCTTCCACGGCCGCCGGGCAGCGCGCCACCAGATCAGGCGGCGCTCGCTCTCGCCGAGCCAGAGCACCCAGTCGAAGGTCTGCTCGAGCCGCGAGATCGCGGCGGCCGAGGGCCAGACCCGCATCGGTTCGGGCTCCATGGCGAGGATCTCGCGCTCGGTGCGGATGACCTGCGGCCAGGCGTTGAAATAGCCCTGCACCTTCACGGGGGGCAGCTTGCGCAGGGTGCGGAACGCCTCCTCGAAGTGATCGGCGACGTCCTCGGCGGTCCAGATGTGCTCAGCCATGGCGCAGATCCTCGGTTGGGCGCGGGCCATAGAGACGCGTGCCCAGCTGCTCGACGAGTTCACGCTCGGGCCAGCTCAGGCGCTGGTCATCCACGCTGACGGCCAGCAGGCCCTGTTCGCGCCAGCCATCGCGCTTCACCTCATCAGGCGACCGGCGCTGGCCGCCATAACCCTTGGGATGGAACCTCATGCCGCACCTCCCCGGGCGTCGAGGGCCCAGAGCAGGATGGCGATGGCATCGGCCTCGTTGTCGTCTTCGGGGCTGAAGCCCTTCGCGCGGGCCGCATCGATCATGGCCTGCTTCGGGGCGTTGCCCTTGCCGGTGGCGTGGCGCTTGATCGTGCCCACCGGCACGCCCTCGTAGGGAATGCCCCGCAACTCGCCCCAGCTGGTGAGAGAGGCCATCAGCCCGCCATAGACATGGGCCGCGTCGGTTCCTACGTGGCGGCGGACCTCCTCGAACCAGATAGCCGCGATGGGCCCAGACAGCCGGTCCAGTTCGGTAAGCCAATTGGTGAAGCGCAGATAGCGCATGCCACCGCCGTCATAGCGCCCGGGCCGGAAACTGGCGGTGCCGCTGGTGATGAGCCCCTCGTGGCTGCGCAGCGCCCAGCCGGTGGTGGTGCCGAGATCGAGCGCGAGGGTGGCGCAGAACCGTGGCCCCTGTGGGGCCGCGTAAGTCTGCGTCACGCGCGGGTGTTCGTTGGATTGGGTCATGAGAGACCTCCTCTTCGCGTTTGCGAGCGAGGCGAGCGGGCTGGCCGGTGAAGGCTGCGGTCTCGCCAGGCCCCGAAGGGTGGTCTGGTCAGTTCATGGGCTGGGCGGCTCGGCCGCCCGGCAAATCCTTCAGAACCTTCAGAGGGGCGTCTTGAAAGATCTCCGCCCCTAAGTGGTTGTCCTGTATGTGTAATATATAATCTTTCAATTATTCAATATTTCAATAGGTACCTGTCTCTCTCTATTAGAACGCGCGTGCACGCGTACAGGGGAAAGGGGGCGTCTTGAAAGATTGAAGGATTTGAAGGATTCGGTTTTTCCCTTTCGTTTCTGCTGCTTGTCGGCATTTCGGCTTCAAGGGCCGTTTCAGGCGGATTGAAGGATCTCCGGTTACCCGCCCCACCGCGCCATCCGGTAGACCATGGCCTGCTTGGTCGAGGAGCCGCGCATGCCCGTCGTGATGTCGCCGCTCTCGATCAGCGTCAGCAGGATTTCGTCGCGGTCGCGCGATTTCAGCCATTGGGAGGCGCGGGTGATCTCCGATTTGGTGATCCCCTTGGGCCCGGCGGCACGGACGATTTCCTTCAGACGCTTCAGATGCGCCTCGGTTTCGGTATCCGCCACATGGCGCTCGACCGCTTCCATGGTGCGCCGCGCGTAATGGCGCACGAAACCGATGGCCCAATCCGCAGCGGTAATGTCGATCTCAGGGCGCACAGGATCGCGCCCGACAGCGACGATCAGCGCCAGCTTCAGCGCGTTCTCTCCGATGCGGGCGAGAATGGCAGTGAAGGCAGTGCCGGCCGCAGCCCGCAGCTCCTCGGTCAGGACGTCGCTGAGACCGACAAACCGGACGCGTGCCGCATCCGACATCGGCACGGTCATCGGATTCACGGCGGTGTTCTGATCGGCGGTCTTGCCGCTCAGGTTGCCCTTCACGGCCCCGCCGCCTTTGGCGACCAGCTGGAGCGCCTGGATCAGCGCGGACGGGGGTTGCCGGATGCCGACGGAGAGGTTCTCGTCGGGATAGTCCTCATCGCTCGGCAGGATCAAAAAACGCGCAAGCGAGCCGTCGATCACATTCGCGCCCTGCAACGCCCCCCAGAAATGCAGCGGCGTCGTGGTGCCATAGACGCAAAGGCAGGGCTGGTTGATGTCGCGCCGCTCATTGGTGCCGTCGCGGTTCGCATATTCCGCCCCGAGGAAGATCCCGCCCGCGGCCGTGAAGAGTTCGGTCATGTTGTCGAGAATCTCGGTGATGTGGCGCGGGCTGCGCTTGCGGTCGGCGGCGGCCGACAGGAACATCCCGAATTCGTCGATCTGAAACAGGATCGCCGGTTGGCGGTGGAGCGCAGTCAAGAGCCCGGCGCCGGAGGCGATCTTGTTGCCGCCAAGATGGTGGGCGAGCCCCGCCTCGAAGAAGACCTCGTTGATGATCTCGCGGGCGTGGTTCTTGCCCGAGCCGCTGTCCGCGATCCCTACGACATAGAGGTTCGAGCGCAGGTTGCTGGTCGTGCGATACCGCCGCCCCATCAGCGCGCCGATGGCGCAGAGGCTGGCCCCGAGAGACAGAAGCGGTTGAGGGCGGCGCGCGGTGGCCAGCATGTAGCCGGTCAGCTCGCCGACAAGACCGTCGGGGATCGTCAGGCTGAAGGTCGGCTTTCTCAGGTCGGCCGCGGTCGGCGCGCTCCCCTCTAGACGGGCCAACAGATCGGCGGCCGGATGCGGGCCGTCCGCATCCAGGCTGCCATCGAGGCGCAAGGTGGCGTCGGGCTGCCAGCCGCGTTCCATGGCGAGGTGATAGATCGTGCCTGCGCCGATCCTGTCGGGCTTGAAGCTCGCCCAGGCGCGGGCCGTAGTCGCGGGCACATTCTTTGCCGCATGAGCCGACCAGGTGGCAAAGACCTCGCCGCCCTCATCACCAAGCGCGCCTTTCAGCGCCATGCCGATGCGCATCCAGCTGTCGTAATCGAGCTCGTCATTCGGCAGCCAGTCGAGCGCCGACCGGATGGCGGGCAAGGTGCCGATCTGCCCGTGGTTGCGCAGCAGGGTGGCCGGTGCTGCCGAGCGCAGCCCGCGCTGACGCAGGGCCTCGGGCAGGATCGCATAGGCTTCCTCCAGAAAGGCCGCCGCCGCTTCCGCCGTGATTTCCGGAAGGTCGCTGATGTCGAGATCGGCCAGCCCCTCGTCGGGCCAGACATAGGGCGCGCCGGTGTCGGGGTGATCGGCGTAGGCCAGAAACTGCTGCCCGAGGCAGAGCACCTCGAGCGGATGGCGCTTGATGCCCCGAAACGGTGCGGCCGTGCGATAGACCAGCATACGCTTCGGGGCGCGGCCGATGCGTAGCGCGGGCGTGTCGCCGAGGCGCGCCCGGGCCAATGCCTCGATCTGCAGCGCCAGTTCGGCGTCCGCCGCGATGTCGATATCGACCGCCGCCACCGCACCGCCGACGATGCCGATGCCGCAATCGGGCCAGGCGGCCCAGGTCGCGACCTCGACCTCCGTGGTCGGGCGTTCGGCATGGCGGTTCCATTCCGGGTAATCGGCCCAGCCGCCGCGCTGGAACCGGCCGGGCTTCTTGGTGCCCGGGCCGATCGGCAGGATGGCATAGCCATTGGTGACGAGCCGCGCGCCGAAGCGCGCCATCCAGGACGTGTCGGCCATCAGAGCGGCACCTCCGGCGCCATCGCGTCGAGTCGATTGCGATCCTTCGCCGCCAGCGCGCGCAGATGGTCGCAATATCCGGTGACGACGGCATCGAGAAACCGGGCCCATTCCTCCTCGGACAGGGTCGCGAGGTCGGACTTGCCGATGCTCTCAAGATATTCGCCGCCCATCTGGCCGCCAAAGGCCATGGCATCGGTCTCATTCGGGTTCGGATCGATCATGCCCTTCCTCCCATGGCAGAGGTCTTGGCAGGCGCGGCTGCAGAGCCGCTTGCGGCTGGCGTCACGCCGCGGGTCGGTGCGGCGATACCCCGGCTCGAACCAGCCAAAGCCGCGAGGTTCCCGGTGGCAGACGGCACAGAGGCCGGGGTCGGATGGGCGCATGGGGCGAACCTGTAACCGGAGATTTCAAGATAGCGGCCCGGGCGGCGGACCGAGATGTCGCTGGGGTGCGCAAGGCGGCTCGTCTGCGCGAGGGCCTCGGCCACGCTCAGCGGCACCGGGCAGCCGGGCGCGCGCTTGCGCCACCACTCGGCCGCCTTCTGGCGGGCGTAGCCCTGATGCTCGAGGCAGACCCATTCGCTGTAGGTGGCAAGGCCGCTGCTATAGGTCACCTTGAGCGACGGACGGCCGCCAGCCTTGTCGTGGCGGCTGTAGGAAACGCCGGTGACCGGAAGCCATTGCTGCTTCGGCGAAAGCACCGGCAGCGTGGCGGCCGTCGGGGCGATCTTCACCTCGCGCGCCGGGAAGACATAGCCGCAATCCGGGCATTCCGTCGCCGATAGCGCGATGATGCTGTCACAGTCCGGGCAGACCTTGGTCGGCGCCTCACCCCCGCCGCCATCACTGGGGCGCTTGGGCCGCACCAGATCGATCGGCCCGTGGCGGCGGACATTGCCGGCGAAGTCCAGCACCAGGCAATTCTCCTTGCCCGGCGCGAGGCGAGTGCCGCGCCCGACCATCTGCACATAGAGCCCGGCCGATTGCGTCGGACGCAGGAGCGCGATCAGGTCAACCCCCGGCGCGTTGAAGCCAGTGGTCAGCACGCCCATCGAGGCCAGCGCCCGAATTTCGCCGCGCTTGAAGGCGGCAAGGATCGCATCGCGCTCGTCCTTCGGCGTGTCGCCAAAGATCGTGCGGCAGCTGATGCCCTGGCGGCCGAATTCCTCCGCCACATGACGCGCATGCTCGACGCCCGAGCAGAAGGCCAGCCAGGACTTCCGGTCACGGCCATGCGCGATGATCTCGGTGACGGCCGCGCGGGTGATGGCGTCCTGGTCGACCGCCGCCGCCAGATCACGCGCAATGAAATCGCCCGCGCGGGTGCCCACCTTCGAGACGTCGAGCCGGGTTGCGGGCTGCTTCGAGACCAGAGGGCTCAGATACCCCGCGTCGATCAGCGCGCGGACCGGGGCCTCATAGGCGATGTCGGTGAAGAGCGCATTCTGCCCCTCGTGCAGCATCCCACAATCGAGCCGGAACGGCGTGGCGGTCAGCCCGATCACCTTGAGCGCCGGGTTGATCGCCTTCAGCGCGTCGAGGAAGCGCCGATACATCGTGCTCGACTTGCCGGGGATCAGATGCGCCTCGTCGATCAGCACCAGATCGGTGTGGCCGATCTCGGCCGCGCGGCGATGGATAGACTGGATGCCGGCGAAAAGGATCCGCGCCTGCGCCTCCCGCTTGCCGAGGCCCGCCGAATAGATGCCCGAGGGCGCGTCCGGCCAGAGGCCGATCATCTCGGCATGGTTCTGCGCGATCAGCTCGCGGACATGGGTCACGATCAGGATGCGCTGATCGGGCCAGGCCCTCAGCACCCCTTCGATGAAGGACGCCATGACCAGCGACTTGCCGCCCGCGGTCGGAATGACCGCCAGCGGATTGCCGGTGTGGGTCTGGAAATAGCCGTAGATCGCGGTGATCGCGGCCTGTTGATAGGGGCGCAGGGTCAGCATGGCGCGGCCTCCGGGGAACGGGCGTCATTGGTCCAGGTCGAGCCATCGGCCATGCGGTAGGTGACGAGATCGTCGCCCGCATCGATGACCTCGCCCGGGATGAGACCGGGGATGAAGAGATGGCGGCCACAGGCGGCGCGCTGCTCGGAAGGCGCCAGCATCCGGTCGTGGCGGGCGCAGTGCCAACCACCCTCGACCGGCGTCGCATGCAGGCAGGACCGGCAGGTCACCGCGGCCCCACCGCCTTCATGGCAGGTCGCATGGTGATCGCAGAACCGGCATTCGAACCAGGCCGGATCCTCGCTGATCCGCGGGGGCGGATGCTGGGCGAAGATGATGCGCCCGGCCTTTTCCAAGAGGCGCTCGGCCATGGCGCGGTCCGCCTCGATGCGCTCGACATGCAGCGCGTCGGTGTCCTTGCAGACCGCGACGTAGAGGGCGCGCGTGATGCCCGTCAGGTGCATGTAGATCTGCATCTGCGCGGCATGCTGAGGCTTGGCCAGAACGACGCCTTTGGCGGTCAACTCGTTGAAGCTCTTGACCGAGTGGGTCTTGAACTCCAGCACATGCCAGGCCTTCGGCGCCTCCAGGAGCCCAAGGGCCACGCCGTCGAGCGAGCCGCCGAAATGCCCGCCATGGGCCTCGACCCGGAACTGGCGGCCGGTTTCGGGGTCGACCTCGAGCACGGTTGCTCCGGTGGCACGCAGGTTGCGCACGAGCCGGTCCTCCTCCAACTGACCCGTCTCGAAGAGGCGCAGCAGGCGGCCGGAATGGCGCGCGGGCGTGATCCAGCGGAAATCGTACCAGAGCGCCCGGGCGCAGGATTTTCCGATGATCGACGCCCCAAGGTGGTCGCGGAAACCATCGCCCTGGCGGGCCTCATAATCGGCATAGATCGCCTTCAGCGTCGGCGTGGGGGCTTCGGGAAGCTCTGCCATCACAGGCCCTCCCGTTCGCTACGGGCCTGGGCCTCGGCCAGAATGCCTTGCCAGATCTCGGGGTCATGGCGTTCGCGCAGGATGCCGATCAGGGCGTCCTTGAGCTTTTCGCGGCGACGGCGGCCGGTGCCTTGGGCGAGCAGTTCCGCGCGCTCGCGGCAGAGGTGGCGCAGGGCCGTGCGGGCCCGGTGGAACCAGTCCGGATCGATGGGCTTCTGGCCGCGCTGGCGGGCCAGATCGGCCGTCGCGATCTGCGTGCGGATCTTGGCGATGGCATCGTCGAGTTCGATCAGCCGCCGCTGGTCTTCAGGCAAGCCAGGGCTGGTCGCGGCCACAGGGGCCGCGTTGGTCATGTCAGTCATGGGAATTTCCTCAGATGGGGTTGCGCGCTGCCCCGTCAGTCAGGGCACAGGGCAGCGCGAAGGCTCAGCCCTTCTTGTTCCAGGGCGCGGAGGCCATTTTCGGCGGCACGGAAGTGCCGGCCGGATCGGGTGCAGGCTTTGCCGGGCGGGCGGCCGGGGCCGAACCCCGCTCGGGCGGCAGATAGGCAATCGCGTTGCTCTCGCCGTAGCCGTTCTTCGGCGGGCGGATCTTCACCTGGATCGTCATCGGGATCAGGTGCAGCTCCTCGCTGTCGCTGACATGCATCCGGCCGGTGGCGTGGCAGATTGCCGAGAGCGTGCGCTGCGCGATTTCCACCGTGGTCGGGTTCGGGTTCACCAGGTTCAGCTGGTCGAAGATCTTCCGGCCTTTGTGTTCGCCCTCGAGGATGTCGAGCATCAACCAGAGGAACTGGCCCATGCCGTTCTTCGTGACGCGCATCTCGCTCTCGACGATCTGGGCGCGGTACTTGCCTGCGGGCAGCAGCTCGTAGGCGGTGGTGGGCTCGACGCTGGTGGCGTCGAAGGACGTGTCGAAACGTGCCATGGTCTTGTCCTTGTTCAGTTCATTGGGATTGGGGCATGGCCGCGAGGAACTCCGACCACATCAGCGGCAGGGTGTCCGGCAGGCCGTAACGGTTCTTGGCGAGAAAGGCGGGGCGCTCTTCGGTGTGCATGACGCGCGCACCGGACCCGAGCGCCCGGGTCACCTTCTTGTTGAAGCCGACATCGGATTTCGCGACCGAGATCTGATAGTTGGCGAAGAGCACCACGTCCGAATGCTCCTGCAGCAGCGCCGAGGCGCGGGTCTGCAGCTTGATCACATAGCGGTCGTAGGGCTCGTGCTCGGGGCTATCGAAGCGCTTGATGTCGGTATGGGCGATCTGGATGACTACCATGCCTTTGCGGTCGCGAAGCGCGTTGAGCCGGTCGAGATATTCACGCCAGATGGTCAGCGCCTCGGCATAGCCCTTGCCGAACCCCGGGGCCTCGATCGAGGCCCAGCCGTTGCGCTTGCAGGCCTCGGTCCAGATCAGCGGCTCCAGCCAGTCGACGCTGTCGACGACGACCGTACCGAAATCGTGGTCCTCGTTAAGAAGCGCGTCGAGCGCCTCGGCCACCTCCGCATAGCTGGTGGCGAGCGGGAAATGCGGGACCTGCAGCTTGCCCAGGCCATCCTCGGTCATGAGGAAGACGGGCCGGTCGGCATCAGCCGCGAAGGTGGATTTGCCCACCCCGGCCACGCCGTGGATCAGGATGCGCGGCGGAGTCAGCACCGAGGTCGTGCGCAGGGACGCGAGCGAAATGGCCATCAGCGCACCTCCTCGTTCAGCACGAGGCGGAACTTGGGCTTGCCGGTGCGGACCGTGCGCGCGGGCTCGAAGCCCTTACGCCAGCTTTCCGGCAAAGCGCCGTATTTGCGCTCGGAGATCGAGAGCTTGGTCTCGATGAATTCCGCCGGGTCCTCGCCCGCCGAGGCGATGTTTTCGGCGATCTGCGCCAGCAACGCCTGATCCCAGTCGATGCGCTTGGGCAGTTCGGCGATCACGGTGACGCCGTCATCCTCGAACCGGATCGTGCCGGTGTCCTTGCCCGCCTCCTGGCGGGCGTCTTGGGCGCGGTCGGCGTATTTGAGCGAGATGGCGCCGTCGAGCCAGTCCGCGACCGACTTCGCCTGCGTCAGCTGCTCATCCGCCGCGCCTTTCAGCAGCGTAAGCTGATCGGCGGGCAGCGCCGCGATCTGGCCCACCGGCATGCGGTGGATATCGGCCAGGGTGATGTGGTTGGAGATCGTCATGTTCCGCCCCCTCACACCGACATCGGACGATGGGGTTCGTGATCCACGCCGCGGATCTGTTCGGCCTCGAAGGCCTCGACATCCTCGAGCCGGTAGATCACCCGGCCGCCGAGCTTAATGAATTTCGGGCCTTCGCCCGTCCACCGCCAGCGCTCCAGCGTGCGGTGCGAGATGTTCCAGCGAGCCGCCAGCTCGATCTGGGAAAGGTGCCTGGTCGCCATGTGAACCTCCTTGGGACTTCTGCGAACACTTGCGGGTTCAACATGGCGGAGGGGGTGGTAGGGCTGAGGGAGGGCACTGGTAGGGAAGCCGGTAGGAGAGGCACAAAAGCAAAAGGCCGCCCTGATGGACGGCCTTCCAAATGGCGATGGCTGATCGGATCAAGGTTCGATCCAGCAGTTTCCATCGGCGTATTTGATGAACGAGCGCCAGTCGTCGCGACCGCTGAACACCTTGGAGAATGAATTCGTGCCGTCCTTGTAGCCCGCTTCATACAACACGGCTTCCGTCAGGCATGTTGCAGAACCTGTTTCGTATGCATCGAACAACACGTTCAACAAGCGACGCTGCTTGGGGCTCTTGAAGGTGAGGGCTTCGCCTCGCAGCCAGACGATGCCGTAGTCGTCGGAATGATCGATCGGGAAACGACGCTGCACTTGTCCGGGGAATACCCGAGCCCCGAGGACCTGTGGCGAGATCGCGAGCTTCGCCGGATCACCCGCAACATCCGCCACGTTGATGATGTGGTTGCGTTTCTGGGCGGTCGCCGGGATGCGCTCGCCGAGTGTGGAGGTCAGGACGATGCGGATTTCCTGCGGCGGCTTGCGCCCGATCAGCGCCTCGAGCTGCGCCCAGACCCCCGGATCGCCAAGCCGCCGGGCAAACCAGACGGGCACCGGGGCCTTCGCTCCGGCGAGCTTGATGGTTCCCACCTCCCAGATCAGATCCGTGACCAAGGACGTCGGGCGTGAAGGCCCGGCGCGCTCGAACGCCACCAGCATCTTGGCAAGGGCCAGACCGTAGTCGACCTTGCATACCGCGATGTCCTGATTGGCGACCTTGACCCAGCGGCCGGCGCTGTCGTGATAGCCGAATGATTTCAGCTCGGCCGACCAGGTGGCCTCGAGCGGTTCGTCCTCATAGTCGTCCATCCCTACGACGACAGGGACATGCCCGCTCGGCATGAGCAGCTTGGCCGCGATCAAAGCGTCGGTCGCGCTGCGGGAAACCTGGTGCAACGTCGATGTCTGGAGCGACATGCTGCGGGCTTCCATGGCCCGCAGCAGAAGGTTGATCGCACGCTTACTCAAGGACGTCGCCTTCGTCGTTGTCGTCTTTCAGGATGCCCCAGAGCCGCAGATACTTTTCGCCGATCAGGCGCTCCTGCGGGGTCATGTCCTTCAGGTTGCAGCCATGCGGCATGGTCACGGTCAGCGACAGCGACTTACCCCGCCCGCCATCGGGGCCCGGGTGGAACTTGATGGTCAAGCGCGCACGGGTGACCACCCATTCCGCCACGTCGCCGATGCCACCCAAGACACGCGCGCCGCCACCGATGTCGAGGCCGATCCGGTGTTCCGCCATCTGCCAGATCGTCCGGTCGGCACCCGACATGGATTCGAGCGTGATGCGCTCCTTCGCATCGCCCAGATCCATCAGGCGCAGTTCCTTGACGGTAACGCCGGCAATGCCGTCGGCAGGGTCGGTCGGGAAGTCGAACGGCCGCAGCAGCATGCCGAGATCGTATTCGCGCAGCGGCAGCGACTGCTCTTCATCGAGGGTGATCCCCAGCAGGTCGCGCGCCATGTACCGGGTCAGATCGATCCGGTCCTCGCGCGTCTTGGCCACGACCTCGATCACGCCGGTCGCGGCCTCGTAGGTCAGCGCCGCCTCGAAGACCGGCTTCACGATCCGACGCGACAGGTGCTGTTGGCGTCGAATCCCAGCGTGTCCTCGGGACGCCCCTCCCGGTAGACCGCGACCTGGACGAGTTCGCATTCCTCGCCCTCGAGGATCACCCGGTGGCGGTCAAAGATGTCGACATGGACGTTGGGCGTTTCGAACCGTTCGCGGATCGCGGCCGTAAAGGCGGCGAGCGAAACCGGGTCCTTCTTCACCGCGAGATCGGGATCGACGCCGAACCCGCTCCACGACCGCCCCCGGCGGCGCTCGTCATTGTAGCGCACCTCTTCGGCCAGGCGGAACCGGTCGTTCTCGTTGAGAAAAACCCAGAGCGAGCGGTTGTTGGCCCCCTCGAGCGTATCGAAAACCCCGCGGTTCACGACGACGTTCTGCAACGCGTTCTGGCCGGGCTCATCCGCCAGCGCCGCCACGCGGGCCGCATCAAGAACGACGCGCTGCTTTTCGTCATCGGACATGGCGTCGACGGCCTTGATCAGCGACTCTACCACCTCGGGCTCGGGCTTCGGCCAATCGATGGGCGCAAGCGAGGTGAACCCGCCAGCAGTGAAGTAATCCTGCAGACGGATCACGGGGGTCTTGCGGAGAAACGCGGCGATGGCGGTCATGAGAGCCCTTTCTTTGGCCGGGGAGGAGGACAGAATCACAAAATTGCGATACGATGTTGTTCGATACATACCGAACAAATCGCCACGTCTACTTGCGCGGCACAATTTTGTTCGGCATAGCGAACAAGCGTCCTGCAACCAAGGAAACCAAGGATGATACGATGACCACGTCCCTCGGCGCGAAGATCAAGCGCCACCGTCAGGAAAAGGGATATTCCCTCGACAAGCTCGCCGAGCTGACCGACTCCAGCAAGAGCTACCTCTGGGAACTCGAAAACCGCGACACGCGAAAACCGTCGGGCGAGAAGCTGACCCGCATCGCCCAGGCTCTGGAGGTCACGACCGACTACCTGCTCGATGACAGCGAGGAGCCCAGCGACGAGGTTCTGAAAGAGGCCTTCTTCCGCAAGTTCAGCAAGCTCGATCCCGAAGACCAACAAAAAATCAACCAGATGATCGACATGTGGGGGAAGAAGGATTGAGCCTTCCGACGACGCCGAAGGGGTGGGCTATCCGCCTGACGCAGATCCTGTCCGTGCATCAAGCGGTGCACGGGCTGCCGCGGTTCCCCATCAATGTGGCCGCGCTCGCGCAGGATTTCTCGCGACAGGTGTTTCCGGACGCGCCAATCACGATGGTGCAAGGGCTGAGACTCTCCAAGGGCGTCGAAGGCATGCTGCTGCCAAATCCGCATTGCGCGGGCGAGTGGGGCATTGTCTACAACGAGACAATCCGGTCGCCGGGGCGGCGCAACTTCACGCTGGCGCATGAGCTGGGGCACTACCTCCTGCACCGGCAGGCCAACCCGGGCGGGCTCCAATGCACCAGCCGCAACATGGCCGACTGGGATGAGGCCCGTAACCGGATCGAGGCGGAGGCGAACACCTTCGCCTCCTACCTGCTGATGCCCCTCGACGATTTCCGCGAGCAGATCAAAGGCCGGATCATCGACATCGACGTGATGACCGAGCTCGCGGATCGCTATGCCGTGTCGCTGACGGCCGCGATCCTGAAATGGATGACCATCACCGACAAGCGAGCGATGATCGTGGTTGGCAAGGAAGGCTTCATCGATTGGGCCTGGTCCAGCGAACCGCTGTTGAAGTCCGGAGTTTTCTACAGGGCACGGCAAGAGGTGATCGAATTGCCGCCCGCCTCGCTTGCTGCACAAGAGGTGGACGGGGATGAAGGGCGCTACGGCTGCCGCCATCCGGGCGGCGTCTGGCCCGGCTCTGAACCGGTCCACGAGATGACGGTGTTCTCGCCCAGCAATGACCAGATGACGATCTCGCTTCTGCTCTACCCCGACTGCGCCCCGTCGCGATGGGAGATGGGCGATCTGGAAGAGGAGCCGGTCCTCGACAGCTTCGACAAGTTCATGGACGGCCGGACGGGTTGATTCGCCACGACCGCCCGACCGACAGGCCAGTGCGGGGGCATTTCTGCTACGCAGATTTTCGCCACGCAGCGCAGATGCCCCCATCGACCGTAATAAACTGATTTACTTGATATTTTTATGATTTCGCGACACATTTCGCCTATCACAGCAGTCGCGAAAACCCGCCATGTCCATTCCCCCCGAAGACCCGGTTTCCGGGCCCAATCCTCTATGCCCTGAACGCATTTCGCCTGATGCCCGGCTTGCCGAGTTGGGTCGTATCCTCGCCGCAGGCGTCGTTCGCCTGAATGCCGGGAAGTCCAGTTCTTTATCGCCCGCCGACGGAGACAGTTCCGTGGACTACCCGCCCCGAAAGAGCGGTGGTCGTCGCAGGAAACGCATCCGCATCGGAGGAATTGATGAAGCATCACGGTAAGATAACGCCGCCCAAACCCGGACAGGACGCGCGCCTGGACCAGAGCGTCCTGTCGCGCATCGCCGCGCTCAAGACCATGTCGGTGAAAGAGCTGAAGACCGAATGGGAACGGCTCCTCGGTAGCGCCGCGCCGAATAACAGCCGCGCCTTTCTCGAGGCCCGCATCGCCTATCGTCTCCAGGAACTGACCTATGGCGGCCCTGATCGCGAGACCCGTCGCATGCTGGACCTGCTTGCCGACGAGGTCGAGGGCGTCTCCCGCCGCAAGAACCAGATCGCGGATCCCCGCAATCCGGTGGCTGGCACGCGGCTGATCCGGGAATGGAACGGGGTCGAGCACACCATCACCGTGCTGAAGGACGGCTTTGAATGGCAGGGCCGCAAGTACAAATCGCTCTCTGGCATCGCGCGGGAAATCACCGGCGTGCGCTGGAACGGCTATCGCTTCTTCGGGCTGCAGGTCCGACCGCGGGAGGTTTGACCATGGACATGAACACGCGCCCCGGCCGCCGCCTGCGCTGCGCCATCTACACCCGCAAGTCGAGCGAGGAAGGGCTCGACATGGAGTTCAACAGCCTCGACGCCCAGCGGGAGGCCTGCGAGGCCTATATTGCCAGCCAGAAGTCCGAAGGCTGGGTTGCAACCCGCGACCGCTATGACGACGGAGGATTCTCGGGCGGCAATCTGGACCGACCGGGGCTGAAACAGCTGCTGGCCGACATCGACGACGGGCTGATCGACGTGGTCGTGGTCTACAAGATCGACCGGCTCAGCCGCGCCCTGATGGATTTCTCGAAACTGGTCGAGGTCTTCGACCGCAACGGCGTCACCTTCGTCTCGGTTACGCAGTCCTTCAACACGACCACCTCGATGGGGCGGCTGACGCTGAATATCCTGCTCAGCTTCGCCCAGTTCGAGCGCGAGGTCATTGGCGAACGCATCCGCGACAAGGTGGCCGCCTCGCGCAAGCGCGGGATCTGGATGGGGGGCTATGTGCCGCTCGGCTACGATGTGCAGGACCGCAAGCTGATAATCAACGAGGCCGAGGCCGCCTCGGTACGCCGGATATTCGACCGGTTCGTCGAACTCGGCTCGGCCACGATGCTGGCGAAGGAGCTGCGGCGGGAGGGGTTTCGCAGCAAGCAGGGCACGTTGATCGACAAGGGCTACCTCTATCGGGTGCTCCGCAATCGCGTCTATCGCGGCGAGGCCGTCCACAAGGGCAAGGCCTATCCGGGCGAGCACGAGGCCATCGTCACCGACAAGGTCTGGGATCAGGTCGACGCCATCCTGCAGGGCAACCGCCACGCCCGGTCCAGCAACAGCCGCATGCAGACGCCCGCGCCGCTGAAGGGGCTGATCTTCACCGACACCGGCGCAGCGATGACCCCGACCGCGACCAAGAAACGCGGCAAGCTCTATCGCTATTATGTCTCGATGGACGTGATCAAGAACCGCACCACGGAGGATGACAGCGGCGGCGATCAAGCACCGACCCGCCTGCCTGCGGGCATGGTCGAGGACGCCATCGTCACCGAGGTCCGGCGCATTTTGCAGACGCCCGAGGTTGTCACGCAGGTGCTGGCGGCGCTGAAGCGCGATCAGGTATCCGAGGCCGAGGCCATCGCGGCACTGCATGATTTCAACACGCTCTGGGCGCAGCTCTTTCCGCTCGAGCAGGCGCGGATCATCCAGCTGCTGGTCCGTCGCGTCACCGTCACCGCCGCCGGGCTTGAGGTCGACATCCGGCGCGAAGGCGTTGCGGGGGTGATCCGAGACATGATCGCCCCGCGCGAAATGGAGGCTGCCGAATGACCCGAAGCAATGACACGATCCGCGTGCTGATCCCCCTGAAGCTGCGCAAGAAGAACGGGCGGCCCAAGATCATGCCGCCCGCCGATTACAGCCCGAGCGAGGATCAGGCGCAGGACCCCCACATCCTACGCGCCATCGGCCGGGCATGGGGCTGGCGGCGGCGCATGGAGGCAGGCGAGTTCGCCACGATCCAGGAACTGGCCGAGGCCGTCGGTCTGGCCGAACGCCACGTCAGCCGCCGGCTGCGCCTTGCCTATCTGGCACCCGAGGTCCTCAAACGCCTGACCTGCGGCCGCGAAGCATCAGCGGTCAGCCTCTACGACCTGTGCTTTCTGGCGGGGGAGACATGGCAGGAGCAGGCTGTACGGGTGTTTCGGTGACCCGAATAGCTGGCAGGCGAGCCCGCATTCCCAGACCCATCACTAGGGCGTGTTGACGTTTGAGGATTTCCAAACTGATCGCTGGCTGATTCAAGGCTGCCAAATGGGAGGCAACCTTGATCCGCACGACGTTGACCGACA